TTAAACGATGATATAATCTTTAGATGGAGGCAGTACACCACCACATACCTACTGCCTCCTTTTAAGGATTATTTATGAGTTTAGGATTTGACGCAATATCAGCATTACCCATTTCAGCTTCAGGCAATGAAGGTAATGTAATTATTAGTGTTACTGGAAATGCATTAACTTTATCTGTAGGAGCTACTATAGCTACTGGTGAAGCAGCTAATATATTTCCTCCTGGAAATCCATTAACTTTAGCTAGTGGATTAGTTACACTTACTGCAGACGCTAATGTTAATATTACCGCTTCTCCTTTAACTTTAAATTCTGCTCTAGTTACAGCTAGTGGATCCTCAAATATTAACATAAGTGGAATGCCTTTGACTTTAAAAGCTAGCAGTGTTACAATAACAGGTGGAGCGAATATAGATGTGACAGATAATCAATTAACTATCTCATCTAATGAATCAGGGGTAATTACTTGGAACCCAATCATTCCAGGTGCAAACAATGTTTGGAAAGAAATAGAACCTTATTAAACTATGGCATCATCATATTCATCAGATTTACAATTAGAACTCGTAACAACCGGAGAAAAAGCTGGTCTATGGGGTACAATTACAAATAACAATTTACAAATTTTAGAATTATCAGCTAGTGGTTATTATACAGTAAGTATAGCTGCAGCAGATTTATCATTAGCTTTAGATAACGGTTCTGCATTAGGAGATACTACTGCAACTGGTAAAAATCTAATGATAGAAGTTACTGGTACTTTAGCAGCTAGTAGAGTTATTACTATGCCAACAGGTGCTGAAAGAATATTTATAGTTAAAGATAGTACAACAAGATCAAATTCCAATTATACTATTGGTGTACAAAATGTAGGTGGATCGGGGAGCGGGATTGTTCCTGTACCTGTTGGATCTACTTGTGTATTTTATACAGATGGTACTTCAGCAAATTCTATGAAACTTGCAGGAATTTTAAAACAAGGAAGTGTACAAGTTCAAACAGGAACTAATACTCCTTACACTGCAGTTCATGGTGATGTAATATTTGGTGAAACGTCTAATGGTGGTGGAGGTACAATTCAAGTTAATTTACCATTGTCGCCAAGTGCTGGTGATACAGTAACTATAATGGACGCATCATTAAGTGGAGGTTTTAATTCTAACAATTGTACAGTAAATAGAAATTCTTCTAAAATTCAAGGTGGTACTTCTAATCTTACATTAGACACAGATAATCAAGCAGTAACTTTAGTTTATACAAATGCTGATAAAGGCTGGCAAAAACAATCAACCAATTCATAGGAGCCATTAGATGCTCACTGAAGTAAAGTTTGCTCCCGGAATAGACAAACAAGACACTAGTGTTGGAGCAGCAGGTCGTTGGGTTGATTCAGATCTTGCTAGATTTAGATATGGACTTCCAGAAAAAATAGGAGGTTGGTCTTCTTTACTTACAGATACTATTGTAGGTGTCGCTAGAAAACAACATTCGTTTGTTGATAAAGACGGTAATAGATATGTTTCTATTGGTACCGATAAATTTTTACTTATATATTTTGAAGGACAACTTTTTGACATTACTCCTGTAAAATCTACAATTGCAAGTGTTGTAATGTCCGCATCAGATGCATCAAAAGAAGTTACATTAACTTTTTCTTCTGCACATAATTTAGAGTCAGGTGATATTATTTTATTAGATAGTGTAACTGTACCTTCTGGTATTGGTTTAACTGATGCTGCTTTTGAAGATAAATTATTTCAAGTAACTAGAGTAACAAGTGATTTAGTTGCAATTATTACAGGTACAGAAACTACAACAGGTGCTGCTGGTGGTGGCTCTTGTAGTGTTATTCCTTATGAACGTGTTGGTCCCGCTGCACAATCTTATGGATATGGTTATGGTGTTAGTCCATATGGTGGTACAGTACAAGGTTCTGCAACAACAACGTTGAATGGTGGTATTGTATCTGGAACGACAACAATTACTTTAACCGATTCAAGTTCTTTTCCTACTTCAGGTACAGTTTTAATTGGAAATTTTTCTTCAGGCAGTTATGCATCTACTTCAGAATTAGTAACTTATACAGGTAATACTGCTAATCAATTAACTGGATGTTCGCGTTCACAATTAGGAACGACAGCACCTGGTTCTACATCAACAGGAACTACAGTTACAAATGCTACCGAATGGTCAGGATGGGGTGATGCAGTAGACGCAGGAACTATTATTTTAGAACCTGGACTTTGGTCTTTAAGTAATTTTAGTGACACACTAGTTGCAACTATTGCAAACGGTAAAACTTTTACTTGGGATTCTTCTATTGCTGCAAGATTATCAACAAGAGCATCGACTACAACATCAGGATTTCAAACTACTAATAATCCAACAGCTACACGAATAACTCTTATATCACCAACAACACGTCACTTAATTCATCTTGGAACCGAAACAACTATTGGTGATTCAACAACACAAGATGATATGTTTATTAGATTTTCTTCAGCTGAAAATATAAATGACTACACACCTTTAGCTACTAACTCTGCGGGTACACAAAGAATACAAGACGGTACAAAAATTGTAGGAGCTTTGGTTGCAAAAGAAAATATTTTGATATGGACCAACAATGCATTGTATACAATGAAATTTGTAGGTGCGCCTTTTACATTTGGATTTGAACAAGTTGGTACTAACTGTGGATTAATTGGTAAAAATGCAGCTGTTGAAATAGATGGTGTTGCATACTGGATGTCTAATAATGGTTTCTTTGCATTTGATGGTACAGTAAACTCACTACCTTGTAGTGTAGAAGATTATGTATTTGATGATGTAGATACAACTAAGGGTCAACAGGTTTGTGCAGGACTAAATAATTTATTTACAGAAGTTGTTTGGTGGTACCCAACAGCAGGATCAGATTTTAATAATAGATCGGTTAGTTATAATTATGGTGAAGCTAAACAACCACCATTAGGTACATGGGTTACAAATACTAATACTAATTTTAATAGAACTACTTGGATGGATACACTTATTTATCCTCAACCTTATGCAACTTCATATAATAGCACAGGCACAGGAACTTTTCCTGCTGTGGTAGGTGAGTCTGGTTTAGGTAACACAACTTATTTTGCACAAGAAACAGGAACAGATCAAATAAATCCAGATGGAAGTACAACTGCTTTAGAATCTTTTATACAATCATTTAGTTTTTCTTTACAGCAAGGACAGAGTGAAGTATTTCTAGCTATGAGAAGATTTTTACCTAACTTCAAAGTATTAGCAGGTAATAATAAAGTAACAATTTCTGTTAAAGATTTTCCTGCAGATAATGATGTTGCAACTGCACTAAGTCCTTTTACCATAGATTCAACTACAACTAAAATAGATACACGAGCCCGAGGACGTTATGCTAATATTAAAATACAAAACACAGCGGCCGGCGAATCGTGGAGATTTGGTACATTTCAAGTAGATTTACAACCTGATGGGAGAAGAGGATAATGACAAAAATAGTAGTAAGATTACCAGAACCTAGAAAAGAATATAGCGAGGATAATCAAAGACAAATTAATAGGTCTATAAGTTTGATTGTAGAACAATTAAATGCTACATACCTAACACAATTAAAAGAAGATCAAGAAAGATTTACTTGGTTTGTAAATTAAATGGCAAATATATATAAAAATTCTAAATTAGATTTAACTACTAACACAGTTACAACTTTATATACGGTACCCTCTAACTCTAGAGCTATTGTAAAATCATTACTAGTTAGTAGTGACAGTGGTAGTGATACAACTATTACTGTAGATTTATTTGATGGTGATCCAGCTTCAGCTAATAAGTTTACTTTATTTAATATTAAAGCAGTTGTTGCTAACACATCAGAACAATTACTAACAGAACCTTTAATTATGTTAGAAAATGAAGTATTACAGGTAACAGCAGCAGATGCAGGTAGATTATTTGCTACAGCATCTATATTAGAAATAAATAGAGAGGACGTATAATGCCGTTTGTTAAACAAAAATCAGAAAAAATATATGAAAAACAAATAGATGGTAAAACTATACCAGTTATTACTCCTGAAGTAATAATGACTATTACTCATAAAGAAACAGGAAGGGAATATCTTTCAGAAAAGGAAGCAGAAGACGATATTAACAGCCCACATACAAGCACTACTAAAGATCATATTAAGAGAGATGTTGAGATAAAGATAGCAGAAATGCCTCCTCTTGGTGGATCTAGTGAAATGTAAGTTGGTTGACTAGACGTGAAAATTCTAGTAAATTGGTATACAATCGCATATATACAAGTCTTGCGAACTTGCTTTTCAACAATATAATATAGACAAAATATGGGATTTTTAAAAAAAATATTTAGACCAATATCCAAAGTATTAGATAAAGTAATACCTAATGAATTAAAACCAGCATTACCATACCTTGCTGCGTTTGCGCCTTATATGTTACCAGGCACGGGAATTTTTGCCAGCATGGCTGGAAGAGGTTTTGGAAGTGCAGCAGCTAACTTAGTAGGTCAACTAGCTCAAGAAGGTAATGAAGGAGAAGTAAATCCTTTATCTTTATTATTAGCAGGAGCTCAAGGTGCAGCTACAGCGCCGGGTGCCGGAGATAAACTTAGAGGAATGATGAGTAAAGGTAAACCTGAGTATACAAACATACCAGGAGGAAATATGCCAGGTCAAGGCATGGGTGGTTTTAATACTACATATAATACCGAAGGGTTAGGAGCATTAGATAAAACTAAAAACTTTATGTTAAAAGGTGGAGCTAAATTAGCTGACCTTGCAGGAGATGCTAAAGATATTTTACAAGATCCTTTTGCTGAAGGTGTAACTTTAGAACAAATAACATCAGCAGGAGCCACTCCTTTTTCACAAGCAAGTGGTGATGTAATTTATGGAGAAGCTGTAAGACAGAAAAAAGATTTTGAAAGAGAAGAAGCACGAAGATTAGTAGAAGAAGAAATGAAAGCTAGAGGATTAGATCAATCATACATTGATTCTGTTACAGCTTCTATGACTGCTTATGGATATACACAAGCAGAGATTGATGCAATTTTAGAATTACAAGGTTACGAAGGTTTAGCTAGAGGTGGTAGAGTAGGATTAATGGATGGTGGTGAACCAGATTTTATTTCAATGAAAGAAGTAGTAGATAATGTAAATGCTGATGAAATAACTGAAGGTATTATGTCTGCTTATAAAAAAGGTGGTAGTGTATTACCTCCAGGTATGGAAATGGATTATAGAGGTGGTGGAATGATACCTATGGGATCAAAAGAAAGAGCTGATGATGTACCAGCAAGAGTAAGTAAAAATGAATTTGTAATGACTGCCGATGCAGTTAGAGCAGCAG